CTGTATGCCCGGGGATTGTAGTGTTGTTGCCATCTTTAAACTCCTTAGTGGATTGCTTCATTTTATTTAGCATATACAATAAAAAAATATGGTTAAATAGTTGGCAAAAGGGCAGTAAAAAGGGGCAGGTAATGAGGAATTTATGTAAAAAGTGTAGGGAAAGACCTGTAGCTATAAACTATCGAAAAGAAAATAAGATATTTTATAGATCTATATGTGATCACTGTGCCCGTAATAAAAAAGATGGAAGACCTTTATGGGAAAAATCGGGCTATAAGAAAAAATCAACATGTGACAAATGTGGATACACTAGTAAGTACAGTGAACAATTTAATGTCTACCATGTGGATGGTGATCTCACTAATTGTAGAGGGAGTTAAATGGCGTCAGGGAGATTTGACTCCAGATTTTTAAACCAGATCTAATACTATTTTAGTACTTAATGATAATTCACCAGGTGTAACTATCAAGGACTCTATTTGCTCATAAAGTCGATCGACTGTAGAATCATTATAAACTGTATGATCAATATTTCCACCTACCCAAGAATATTCACTAGAATGAATTTTCATTCTTTCTAATTTTACACGGCTTAACGCCCAGTTAGCATTTCCATTAGGTCCATGATTAAAATGCTCAGCGGACGAAAACCATTCAGGATCATCTCCGCGTTTAATACGTACTACTAATCCGTCGGAGTTATGAATAGCATCGATTTCGTTAGGAAATCTTACGTCACTAATGACAATGTTGTCACTGGTTTTACGTATCTTATTTTCTAGACTAGCGATCCATATGTCATTATGAAACGATTTACGACAAACATCAGTGCCCCAGTATTGTAGAATCCAGCGTGGAGTGATTTCCATTTCTAAACGGTTACTCCACCATTCGTCGCGTTGTTCGCGCCACTCTCGAGCTTCTTTTGTGCGACCTTCTAGTAGTGTTCTATCCCATCCGAATACATAGGCTACAGCATCTTTTAGTGTACCAGCAAAACTATCTCTTCTAAATCCGTGCGTGTTAACCAAATAATCTGCGGCGGTGTCTTTTCCACTACCTATTAAACCTACAAAACCAATAATCATAGAATCCCCAAGTGATACTATAATTTATTACATTTAAATGACTATGTCAATAATTTGATTACCGTTATCCAGTAATCCAGGTAAGAGGTGTTGAGCCTTCTTTGTAGTTGATTAGATCTAATTCGAGCGTGTCCATTTCCGCTTTACCTTCGGTCTTTAACGCAGTTCCATTTAATGTTGTACTACCTTGTGGACTGGTAATGCTACCAAACTTTTCGCGGGCCTCACCTAAGATTACTTTACAGTTGGCCAAAGCATAATCCTTTAACCACTGCCCAGCATAAGGATCTGATAGTAAACTGAAGTCAGGACGATAATTATACATCCATACCAATAGTTCTTCCTGTGCTCTAGGACGTTGCATTATAGTTAATAACTTACTAGTCTTGTTGAACGTGAAGTTGATATCAGTACCAAACATTTTACCCACTTGCTTTTGATAGCTGGCAAACGCATAATATGTGGCCAAACCGCCCATATTGGTACTTGCCAATAGATATGTATTACTGTATGCTAGATTAAATGGTTCAAATAATGTACCACCATCTCCTCCACCTGAGCGTGAACCGATACTACGACGGAATAATTGTCGTACTTCTATGACTTCTTTAGGCATTATGTAGTCATTTGTATCTACTTGTATGTCTAAAAATCCATAACTTTCTTCTACAGCATTACTACTGCGTTGTCGATACTTGGCTAGAGAGCGGTCAATTGCGGTATTATAATGGATAGGATCGAGTTCAACATCGATCATCCCGGATCCTAGCATGGCCTGGATATATTCAACGACGTTTTCTCTTGCGGTCTGGGTTTCGTTCATAACAATATTTAGCCGATAAATAACTTACTATGCCTAAACTTTCTCTATACAGGCCCGAAAAAGGCAACGATTTCCATTTTTTAGATCGCACAATATTGGAACAATTTCAAGTAGGCGGTGTTGATATCTACGTACATAGGTATCTTGGCCCTGTTGATCCTTTAGCAGGAGAATCAACACCCGGACTTCCTAATAATTCTAACGCCATTCCTGAACTAGGTATACAGGATCTTATATTCATGGAAAACAGAGATAGGCATTATGACCCCGATGTTTATATACTGCGTGGAATTTATACCATGCAAGACCTTGATTTTAATCTTAGTCAATTTGGACTATTTCTAAACAATGATAATTTAATGATTCACTTCCATCTACGCAATACAGTAGATGCTCTTACTAGGAAAATAATGCCCGGGGATGTGCTAGAATTGCCTCATCTAAAAGACGAATATGCATTGGATGATAATATCGTAGCATTGAAAAGATTCTATGTTGTTCAGGATGTTACTAGACCTACTAACGGATTTAGTCAAACATGGTATCCTCATTTGTTAAGAGCTAAATGTACTCCATTAGTAGATAGTCAAGAATTTAAAGAGATACTTGATAGCGATGCTGGTGCTGGTGACGGTAGTACTCTACGTGATCTAATGAGTACATACAAGAAAAGTATTGAGATTAATAATCAGGTAATAGCCGAAGCAGATTTAGAGGTACCTAGTAGTGGATTTAATACCAGTAATCTATATGTAATGCCAACTAATGCCGATACTGGATTACTTAATGTTGCCGATGCTAGCATATCTTCAAGTGATGCCAGTCTCGAACAACCAGTGCTTGATGCTAGCGCAGTATTGAAAACTCCTAATAAAGATTTTTACATCGGATATATGTCAGGAGACGGAGTACCATCAAATGGTGCTCCTTACGGATTTGGCATAACATTTCCTAGTAACCCTACTACTGGACAATTTTACTTACGAACAGATTTTTTACCCAATAGACTGTTTAGATATGACGGAAAATATTGGGTCAAGTACGAAGATAATGTACGCATGACATTGAATAATTTTGGATCTCAGGATGTAGAGTCAGGTGTATTCCAAGGAAAGCAGATAAAAGAAACAGTACTTACTGGATTTATTAATAATACAAATAAAACAGGCTCTACTGAATTAACATTTGGTAAGTTAAATCCGGTCTCTACAACACCTAGTGTATTGACTAACATATCTTATGTAGATGGCATGTATGCTACTGTATTATTCAACGATGTCAAGCGCAAATCTACTGTAACAGAACACGGAAGTGGTAAAGCATTGATCACATTTGATACACCGGCCACAGCAGGCACCAGTGTACAATGGAAAATATTTGATAAAGCATTCAACGAACGTCAGTCATTGAGCAAGGTTCTTAAACCTCGAGCCGACAATTAAGGAGATATAATGGATTGGGCATACGACGGTCAAGTTAAAAGATACTTGACACAATTTATGAGGGTCATGAGTAACTTTAGTTATAAAGATGCTAAGGGGCAATTGGTACGTGTTCCTGTTCGCTATGGAGATTTAAATCGACAAGTGGGTGCTATTTTAAACAAGAACAGCGAGAATATTCTAGCAAGTGCTCCATTCATTGCCTGCTATATTAAGGATCTCCAGCACGATGACTCTCGTCGACAAGATCCTACCTTTGTTAGTAAAGTTCAGGTAAGAGAAAGATTATACAATCCCGATACAGGAGAATATGTAGACCAACAAGGTTCAAACTATACGGTGGAAAGAATAATGCCCACGCCATATCTTGCCACATTTGCTGCGGATATATGGACTACTAATACAGATCAAAAATTACAGATCACTGACAACTATATAGACTGGACCAGTATCAGCGTACTCACGCTTAAAAGTCAAACATTTACTAGTCGACAAATTCCTCAAGGATTGGATCAAGCGATAGATATTTTAAACATGAATTTTGAAACTCATGTATGGATTACACCGCCTGCTAAAGTTAAACAGATGGGTATTATTACTAAGATTATTACATCTGCTTTTACAGCAGATGGCGGAATTGATCACAGTTTACAACTTGATGGAAATATATTTTTAAATCCAATTGGCTCTGATCTTTTCCAGACTGTAGTAACTCCTGGAGACTTTGAGTTGTTAGTACTTGATAATATAGCTAAATTAATACCTCCAAAATCATCCGGAGATCAGGTAGATTTATCTGCCCCGGGAAGTACAGATAGTTGGTTAAATTTATTAGACCTATATCCTGGACAGTTTAGAGCAGGTCTAAGTCAAATAAGATTATTAAAATCTAATGGTAATGAAATTGTAGCATATATCAGCATCAACCCTACCGATGAAAAACAATTATCCTTGAATTTCGACACAGATACCCTGCCGTCTAATACTATCATTACTAGCGATTATAATGCAGTAGGTCGAGGAACAATTGATGCTATCATAAACCCTGAAACATTTAATCCTATAACTAATGGTAGACCTGCTGCCGGTAAACGATATCTCATATTAGAAAATATCAATGTTACTGATTCATATAGTTTGCCTGATTATAGCGGACCTGTTGCCTGGAAGAATCGCGATGATAGTGATCCTGTTCTATATGCCAACGATATTATCGAGTGGGATGGCGATAACTGGCAAGTTGTATTCAATTCTTTGACAGCAACAGAGGCCACTTACATAACTAATTCATATACAGGTGTACAATACAAGTGGGAAGATAATACTTGGAGTAAGAGTATAGAAGGTATCTATTCTTCAGTACTTTGGCGTATCATATTATAAAATCGTATGGAAATTGTTAGCGAAAATCAGCAGGTAATTTGCAGTGGTGGATTATTTCTAGCTCGAGATACCAAACGATTTTTATTGTTACTACGCACACAGGGAAAGACTGCCGGAACCTGGGGGTTAGTAGGTGGTAGAAAAGAACCAACTGACGCCACTGTGGTAGAAGCACTGAATAGAGAGATTGCCGAAGAGGTGGGCAAAACTCCTACTATAAAAAAAATAGTTCCACTAGAATTGTTTACCAGTAATGATCAAAATTTCCAATATAACACTTATGTGTTAATGGTTGATCGAGAGTTTATTCCTACATTGAACATTGAGCACTCGGCGTATGCCTGGTGTGGATTTGATTCATGGCCTAAGCCATTACATCAAGGTGTGAAGAATAGTTTTTCTAGCCGGGTTATAAGAGCAAAAATAGAACTACTGTTAGAACTAATTTAATTTTAGTTAATACTGCCTCTTATCACAGCGAAATTAATTATTGGTGACTCCACAGCAGTTCCTCCCGATGCATACAAACTTATATTAAACGAACCATTAGTAACAGAGTTTGCTGCGGTAATATAGGTATTGGCAATGGGTGCTCTTGGAGTAACAATAACTACATCATTGGCAAAGACAGACGGATTATTGACCTGAAAAGATGCAACAGTTGGAGATCCTGCTGATGAAAATAGAGCAATATATCCAGACAATCCATTTACTGTAACCGGTGTGGTTCTACTGGTTATTTGA